CGACACAAGCTGCGAGACAATCCTTTATATCATCGTGAGCAGGATTCTGTAAAATAAGTTCTTCCTCTAAGGTTTGGAAGTTACCTCCCATAACATGCTACATTTGCATATTCTCGTACCTTGGGCGAAGAACGGCATCAATTCTCTCTTCTTTAGAGCCTTGCCTCATATGAGGTTTAAACTTCTCGACTGAGAGAGAAAGTCCATGTTTTCTAATATGACTATTCTTTAATTCTTCTACAATGGGCTCTTGAGCAGCAGTTGCTTCCGCTCTAATCTTCCTGAAGTCCCACTTTTGGTGTAGTTTGAGTATTCTCTCAAAATATTCAGATATCTTAACCGTTTTAAATCTGTCTATGTCTAGAACATAATAGTTGCTATCAGCATCGATGCCGACAACAACAACACAGGTATAATCGGCTCTTTTGGCGAGTGAGTAAGCAAAATCCACAGCAGCGAAGACATTTAATTTCTTTCCTTTAAAATACCATTTACCCATTTCTCTAGTCAGGTGTTCTCTCTTATAATACTGGAAAAGATCACGACTAATAGAGTTACTGGCTGGATCATTAGGATCATTGTAGTACTGGGCTCTGAACTGGGTTTTATCTAAGTAAGCAGCCTTCTTTCTAGCTAGAATATTAGAGTCGAACCCGAACCATTTACCATCATATCTCTGTTGTCTGGGCCAGAGGAATTCACCAGTTCCATCCCCTTGGTCTTCTACTTGTTTCTCAAATACCTCATATAACTCGTAGGAGTCAGCAATATCTCCGTACTCATCAAACACCTCTACTTTCATTTCCCGCATATCGTTATAGATATCTGCAGGGAAGTATCTAGTTCCTACAACTAATTCCAGAGCATCTGCAGCTTCAATAGACGACAGAAGAGAATATTGTGATCTGACCTTCTCTCGACCTTCTTCTGTGTAGGCGTTTTCCCTCACAACCACGTCATCTAAGGCAGCGATGTCGCAATGAAGTCCAGTAAGCGATCTAGTCATACCACCGGTAATAATGGTGGGGTCACGGATAATCTCTTCTGCCCTCTTCGGGTGATCGACTGAAATTTCTGTCTCAGTCCATTTCTCCCTCTTCCCCTCATCCGGGTGGACCATATCGGGCCAGTACCTTCTATAGATTTTGGATGTTAGAATATCCTTAATAAATTTTAACTGTTTGGTAGCTAGCAGTGCAGTTGAGGAAAGATAAAGAACTCTAATTGCAGGATTCTTAGTAATTTCCCACGCAATCCTATAAGCAAGCAGAGTAGATTTCATATGATCTCGAGGAAGTAGAACCATCTGATGAGATTTAGCATCTTCTCGTGTCCACCACCTGATTAGATCAGAATGTACTAATCCAAGAACTCTCTGGGGGTGAATTAATCTAATAAAGGTCTCTAGATCATTCTCAGCTAGAATTCTTATTTCGTCATGTTTATTCATTAAGTAATACCTAAGGTAAGGGTCAATTTTAATCCTTTTGGTAAAAGACTACCACCATCTCCGATCTGGGCAGAAGGGGTAGTGCAGGATAATACTAGTGTCTCGGCTACAAGGACATTCGCAGTACCAGTACTAAAGGTAGCATCCTGGAAAGCTACAGAAAGAGCTAGATTATCAGCAACAAGAACACTACCAAGTAAGAAAGTTGCATCTTGGAACGAAGCAGTTAAACTAGCTTGATCGGCTGCAAGAGTTAAAGCATCAGGAGCTAATACTACTTCACCAAAACCTAGTTCACTGAATGCCTGTACATTATCTGTCACTGAAGACCCTCCTGACTCTCCTAATAATGAGTTAATAAGTGCAAACGCACCGTTATCTTCTGCTACACTATCAGCAACAATAGCAAAATTATTTATAGTGCGGCCACCTTTTACTCCATCTCCACTAATACATGTAGCGTATAGTTTCTCATAATAGTCAGAGTTCGCAGGTGTGTCGTCTTGTACTGTTTCATTACCACCAGTCTCGGCTATATTCCCTGTCAGGGTAGTAGTTCCTACCCAACCAATCTGAGTGGTATTTCCATTACCATTATTAAGAACAGTATTATTCGTAATAGTATGTCCTGAGGAGGTAATGGTGCTATCTTGGTCATGAATACCACCGATAGCATTAGTCATAATTAAGTTGTTTGTTACAGTGAAATTAGTGAAAGTACCATTGGCAATGAAGATACCTTGCACAATCTTACCGACATCTTCCATGACATCTAGTCCGACCCAAGAGGCAGTATCACTTCCTGAGTAAGAGACAGTGAAAGTATCAGTATCTACAACAGTTACATCGAACCAACCCCAACCATCAGCTCTGACACCAGTCGGATCTAACAGTGCTACACGGTCACCAGTAGTCAGACCATGTACAGTAGAAGTATTGACTGTGATTGTTCCACTTCCGCTAACTGAACTAATCTCAGGTCCACTAATTGAATCATCGAAAGTCCAGGGGTCAATAAGGTAGTTGTCTTTAACTGTAACGTTAGAACATACACCAGAGAACTGCATGAAGTCTCCGTGAGCAGAAGTAGCCATGAAGAAGAGTCCCAGGGTGTAGCAACCTTGAATTGTGGTATTGCTGATAGCCTGGAAGGTGAAACCACCTTGTCCGACTCTATCGACGTAACAGTCTTTGATGGTATGTCCACTTCCACCATTGATAAAGAAACACTTGTCTCTACCGGCAGAATAGCATCTCTCTAAGCGTATATTCGTACAACCATTTTGGACAATACAGATTGACCCACCATCATCAAAAGTATCATTTAGGGTAAAGTCAATGTCTTCAAAAGCTAAATTGTCACAGTTATCAATACGAACAAAACCAAAGTCTGGTCTAGTAGCACCTTTCCTAATTATTACTTCACTAGCGAAAGAATAATTTTCAATATTCCCATTATAGTCTGAAGTACCACCGGTACATTCAACAATATCTCCACCTACAGATAAACCTAAGGCTGTATCCAACTCTGTCTGATTCGTAGCTGTACGAGTAGTCATACATTACGCCCCCGTAGGCTTACCACCGAAACCATCACTTGATCTATCGACAACTCTATTAGTACCCGTAGGATCGGCACCTGATTGTGTGAAATGATTACCATTACCACTATAATCAGAGAACTGAGAACCGGAAGTAAATTCAGAGGCTACAGTACCACCTAAACCAAAGCTTTTATCTGTGTAAGAAGCCCAGTCAGTGAACTCTACCCAAGATCCACCAGATGCAGTAGAAAAGTTAGTATCCGTAGGAACTAAATTAATGAGACTAGAAGCAGAGTTAATACCACAAATATCAAAAGCTACGCCATCCCAGTCGTTATCTTCACCATCATCTTGGATAACGAAGAGTGTCATACCGTTGTCATCTAGTTCATAGGTAGTGAAAGCTGATGCATCTGTAGTAGTCTGAGCAGTACCATTATTGAGAACAATACTACGCTGATTAGTTGATGCATTGTATATAATTAAGAAATGAGTCCAGGTATCTGCAGTATACGCAAAGTTCTCAGTACCTGTAGCAATATTGTTAGAACGACAAGTCAAAGTATCTGCAGTACCTTCATAGACTTGTTCTCTACCTGTCGTACTAGCTAAAAGAGTTCTACCTGCAGCATTCTGTAGGTTCTTAATCCAACCAAAGAAGGCCCAGTTCTCTTCTGGGGTCTGAGAGGTAAATACTCTCTTTAAACCCTGATCAGTAGACGTACCGATATTACCTTCTGTCCCAGGGACTGAGAAAGAACGAAAAGTCAGACTACCCCCTGAAGGAGTAGGGTTTAAAAGACCAGCTCTTTGATGGAATACACTCATTAAGCAATTGCTCCAATAGCACCTTGAACAATCCATTCATCGGTAGCTCTTTTATAAATAGAGACACCATCATATCTTGCATCAATATCTCCACCTCCAGCAGAGACACCATTGACAGTAACACCTGTATCCCCTGTAACTGTAGTAGTCCCTGCTCCGTACTGTGTGATCGTAATCATAGTACCTACAGGAAAAGCTACAGAAGCATTGGTAGGAATAGTCAAAGTATTAGCAGAAGCATTATTCATTTCTACAATCTTAGAAGAATCAGTTAATGCTAGAGTATAAGAAGTACCAGTCTGGGTATTAATAGAAATATCAAACTTAGCATCATCTAAAGTCTTATTAGTGAGAGTAATTACATTATCTCTCGAGACTGCTCTATCTGCTATATAAGTACAGACGAGAGTCTTAGTACCTGCTCCCCAGTTGACAGCAGCATCAGAATTACTAGAAGCTAAGACAGTAGTTCTAGCTAAGGTATCTGTAGCTGCATCTGTCACAGTACCAATACCAGTCTCCCAGTCAGTTCCATCACTTACTGCATAAAGACAAGTATTAGTAGTACCAATACCTGCAACGAAAGTCTGGAAACCAGTAACGGCTCCATCCAAATCATACGTACCTGTACCAGTAGTAGTGCTAGTCTCTTTTACATTATCTGCATGAACTAAAGCCATTGTCTATATCCTTACGAAATCTGTAAGAAACCATTAACATCATCAAAATTGATAGTAAAGGTCTCTCCATTAGCTAAAGTTACATCAGATCCATAATCATACCAACCGAGTAAAGGATCTGCAGGTGAGGTAGGAGTATCATTATAGATTACTACATGCCTAAAAGTGGCAACGGCACCTGAGGCAGTCAACACTAAGTCATCAAGGGTTAACTGGTAGGTGCCTGAAGTTTCAGTAGACGTGGAGGTAGTAATGTTACGTGTAGAAAGGTTAGTATAGGCAATCTCAGTAAGATTAGCTAATACGGTGTTAGTCACTACTGGAATATTAGCATGAGTAACTAAGGCTACAACAAGCTGATCAGTTGCCAGATCGTGGACACCATGAGCTAAATCCTCTGTAAATTGATTAACTTTTGTGAATGTAGCCATTATTTATTATCCCTATTATTATGACAATTCAGTGACATACAGAGTTCCATCAGTAGCTTCTCTAATAGCCGATATAGTCTCACCAGGGTTCACAGCGAAACTCTCTGGAACATTGGCAATAAGAGGCATATCATTAGTATCTGCCGTAGCACCGAAGGCTACAAAGCAGTTAGTAGTAGAAACTAAACGTACTGCACGTACCTTAGAACCTACTGCACTAGAAGTGGCTGCACTATCCGTATAAGCTACCTGTTGTGTATTCTCAGGACGAAGAACGGGAATAGGCTGTCCTGAGTTATCTTTTGGTAAATTTCCTGAAGGCATTATCATCTATTCCTTATAAATTGGTCTGAGTGGTTGGATTTGAACCAACGACCCCCTGTATCCAACACAGGTACTCTTCCTGGCTGAGCTACACTCAGTTATATTAGTTAATACTTTTAGTAGTAATTCTTTCCCAATCATCTTTAATGTCCGTATGGGATTGAACTTGTTTATCTAATTCCTTAGTAATTTCTTTCTTACTAGGTCTACCCCTAGGATTATTCTCCTGGTACATCTTATCTAAGTACTCTACGAGATATTTACTAGCGTAATAAGCATTTTTTGAAGAAGACTTTGATTCAAGTTCGATGTCTTTGAGAAACCTAGTCTTGAGCATAAGTTCTAGCTCTTTCCTCCATCTCTTAATATAAGGTTTAAAGAAAGGAGATTCACATAAGGTTTCCCAATGAGCCCAACCTGAGAGATACTTATGGGCAAATTCCCATTCTACGATATCTTCCATTTCCATATAAAGACGATAAAGAGAAGGATAGGTGATATCACCCACTACATGATCCTCATCTTTTAGTGTATAGACACAAGTCTCAGGTTGTCCTGGAACCATCTCGTAGAATAGCGCCTTCATAAGAGGACGACCCATAGAGTTTTTAAAGTTATTCATAGTTATACCTTAAGATACTTTAGGTTATAAAAGCAGTGCTCCTGACAAGGCTTAGATCTAAGGTAAAGGTATATGACCCTTACCGCCCTGAAGAAGCTCCTTTTTCTTTACCTTGAGTCTTTAGCCTTGGTTAAGCTTTGGGAGTGCTTCTTTCCCTTACAGAACTGTAAGTATTCCTTTGTAAGAACGTCTGTCCTTCTTACAGAATATAGTATAACATATTTTTAACTAAAAGTCAATACCTGAACAGTAACTTTTTTAAATCTAGGAATTTCTGTGAGAATTTATGTAGGGGTGATTCCCCATAAATACTGAGGGGTGACACCCCCTGATACCCCCCTGATCGTGACTGGGAAAC